GTGAGATTCTTTCTCGACGAATGCCTCAACCACAAAATGGACGACACGCTCAGGGCCTGGCTCAAGAAGGACGAGTTCCTCCGTTCCGGGCCGAACATCCCTTTCGGCCTCGATGACGTCTCGCTCATCAAGCGACTCGAACAGCTCGACGTCGACGTCATGATTACTAGCGACATCAAGCAAATGAGGTCTCCCGACCGAACCCTTGAGCGCGACCAATACCGGAAGAGCAACATCCACTGGGTGGGCGTTCCCCAGAGCTACGTCAAGGGCAAGGCGCGCCCATTCGTCCAAGCAGCCAACCTGTTCTCCGTAATCCACCACGTCAAAGCGCAGATCGAGCAGGCGCAAATGCCAATCGCTATCGAACTCAAGCCCGGCATCAAATACAGCGGCGCACCAATCGCCGACACCTTCCCCATCTAGCCCAAGGCCTACCGAACAACCCGCAAATGCCGCACACCCGCGTCCCTTTCCCGCTGGGCGCGCCGGGCTTGGGCGGATTCGACGCGCTTGCGCTCGGCTTCGAGGTGCCGCTCGATGGCTTCGGCTGCTTCGTCCAGGCCCTCGTCCCAGAGATGCCCGTAGTGCTTGAGCGTGGTCGATGCGGAAGCGTGGCCACACATGCGCTGGACGACGTAGACGTCGGCACCAGCCGCGATGGCCATGGATACAGCGGTGTGCCGGAGCTCGTAGGTCTTAAGTGTGGTGTCGACGCCAGCATCGATGAGGAGGTTCTCCCAAATCACTCGCCAGCGCGCGGTCGTCCATACGTGGCCGTACTCGTCGGGCAGTAGCCATGACTCAGGGTCGCGGCCTTCGGCTGCCTCGGCGAGCGTGAGAAGCATGAGCCGGGATACGGGTACGTCTCGGTGCTGGCGGGTCTTGGTTTCGTCGACGCGGCCGAGGTCGTCGACGTCGCGGCGGATCATCAGTCGGCGCCGCGTCACGTCGAGGTCTTTAACTTTGAGGCCTTTGGCCTCTCCGGGGCGCAGTCCGGTCTTGAGGAGGACTTCGAGCATCATCTTCACCGCGGGGTGCTTGGCGGCGAAGAGGAGGGCATCGACTTCCTCGATTTTGAGGTATCGGCGCTCTGCCTTGGGGATGGCGGGGGAGGGGGAGCCGTCGAGCGGGTTGGCGTGGATGATCTTCATCTTCACTGCGCGCGTGAGCATGGATTTAAACATGCCGGCAATCTTGCGTTTGGCAGAGCCTCCGAGGGGCTTCGGCTCCTGGCCCTCTTTAACGCCCTTCGTTGACGTAAGTGCCGCTATCCAGGCCACGACTTGATGCTCTTGAATCTGAGAGACCTTCTTGTTTCCCCATGCGTGTTGAATGTGGGTATTCCAGTAGGAGATGTAGTCCTTGCGGGACTTCTCGGAGATGTTCGCCTTCGAATCGAGCCACGGCTCCCAGAGCTCGGCCAGGGTGACATCCTTCTTGTCTGCCGATATGAGAGTGCCATCGGACTTGTTGACGCGCACTTTGGCGTCGAAGACCTCGGCGGCCTCGTAGGTATCGAAGGTTTCGGAGGTGCGGTTTCCTTCGAGGTCGAGGTACTGGACTATCCAGCGCTTGCCGACGCCGCACCGCTTCGTCGGGACCTTTTTCGTCTTTTTCTTCCCGGTAGCGCTATCAACCTCGGTGATGTGCTTGTACCAGAGATCGCGTACAGCCATTGGTAGACTTCTTCCTTGTCAGGGCGAATCATCAAGGGATTGGTGGTTCACCTGTCGTCGGGTCCCTTTCTCCGTTGGTCGCCAAACTTTCCGGGGAAGGGGACTTTTGGTTTTAGTGGCGCTTCTTTAGTTCCTTCGAGATGTCGATCAGGACAGACCAAATGCCCCAAAGCGAGGTCATGACGAGGGAAGACACGAAAAATAGCATGCCATCTGCAGTCTCATAGTCAGCACCGAAGAAGACCATGCCCAAGCCGATAAGAGCTGTCAGGATGATTACGGCACCAAACACACTCAAAAGAATTTTCATGCCGCGGTAAGAAGGTGCGTCCTTCGCTGGTGCTTGCGGTTGTTGCTGTTGTGGTTGCATAGGAGGCTGCTGGGCGTTGTAAGGGTTTGGAGAGCTCATACTTAGACCTTTCTTTAGAGAATCATGCAGCTATAGGAAGGGATCCGTCCGGATTCCCAGAGCTGCATCCAGATTCCGAGGAGATGGGGAGTGACGCCAACTTCAGCAGCAATTGCACTTGGGGCGCCGCCACAGTAGTTTGCTGCTTCTTCGACTAGATCACCATCAATTAGATTACGTGCTGCCCATTCATCAGCCAGCCGTTCCGCACGAGGGGATGAGCAGCTATCGCTATTTACGACGTGTCCAAGTTCATGCGCGATAGCGCACACACGGGTTACTGGGTCTAGGCCTGTGCGCACGATGATTGTGCGACTAGCAGCGTGGTAACAGGCATTGAAACGCGCGTCGAGCTTGCCTGTTTCTAGTAGCTCGACGCCCGATTCAATGAGGAGTGAACTCAAACGTTCTTCGATCGGGCTCATAGGAGATAGTCCTTTCGCTAGGGCTGATTCTCTTCCAGGGGCTCGGTGGCCTTTTGGGCCGCAACTGGTTCAGCTCCGGAGTTAATCCGTTCAATTAGGTCATCATGATTGTCCGTGAAGGCGGGCGAGCTATCGGAACCAATCGAACGGTGCTGATTGAGATTATGAACCTTTGAAGTATCGATCTCGGCGGGCGTGGTGAACTCGTCGCCATGACCCTGCTCAAGGCGACGCTCCATTTCTTGAACGAACTGGGCATTAGTAGCCCTAGTCAAAGCATCTTCCACTCCGACGGTCTCGAAATCAGACCACGTGCAGATTCCCACTTCAACGAGCCCGTTGGCCACCGACTTGTCGTGAGCTTGGCAAAGGGCAATCACGTTATCTGCTGAGAGCTTGCCGCTCTTTACCTGACGAAACAGCGTAGCTGGCTGGATATTAGCAGCAACGGCAGCTCCATTGACGGTTGTACCGAAGGACGACTCTATCCACTTCTTAAGATCCATATCTTGCATTTTGCCAGACAATAAAGAGTGTTTCAACCTGTGCGAATGACAATTTGAAACAACATGCTTGCAATTCGTTAGAAGGTCTGACAATATGTAAGTGTGTCACTCAGAAAGAGAGGAGGGAAATGAAGCAACAACTTCGTATTCGGAACGGGCTAATCGACCGATTGATGGAGCAGATGGCCTTTACCGAAGATTCGCAAATGGCAGTGGTGCTAAACGTGACCATTCCCGAAGTTCAGGGGCTTCGAGAGGGAGCGCCAGCTAGTTGGGACACCATCATGCGCGTCGCAGTTCTAGCTGGAAAGAAATTTGATGCGACAGGAATCGCTGAACCAACCGGGCCAGGCCAAATAAACGCGGCCTAGGCGCGCCGGGGACCAGACATATCAGAAGGGAATACAGAGATGGACGAGTTGAGCTGGGCGGAGAAGCAATCTCGCTCTATTCGCGACATGATGCGCAGCGGAATCGATGTGCGCTGTCGTAAGGAATTCGGATTCCAGCCTGGCTGGCAGGAGCAGGCCGAGTGCTACACCGAAATGATTATTGACGGCATTTACGGACAGGGATATCGGACAGCGCGTGAAGTGCCTTCCGAGGCCTTCGCATCGCTGGTCATGTCCAACTGCATGAACCTCACCGCGGCGCAGAAGTCTGCTTTAGAGCAGTTCTTACTAGTGCCTGAAGAGATATAGAGGCCAAAGCTAGAGCCGTTCCTGTGGAAGGGGATACCGCAGGAACAGCGGAAAGGAAATCAATGAGCGAGTCGGAATGGTCGGTGGAATTCCCGGTCTATGACGTAGAGGACCAGGAGCAACACCTTCAGAGCGTGAAGCAAGAGGCGCAGCTGCTGCTAGCCAAAAGCATCCTCGACGGGGACCTTGGCCACGGAGAGGGAATCCACATCTCAGGAGCAATCGAATCAGCGGCTGATGCTGACGAAGTCGCGGACATAGTTAACGGCTATCTCGCGTCGTGCATCGAAGCCCAAGAAGAAGAGTCCCCGGATGCAGGGACACCCGGGGACTAATTAATCCAATCTCATATGGAAAGGAGAGCGCGTTGCCTCGCACTCTTAATGAAAAGGCTACCACTGGGTTGCCGAAGCTGATAAAGGTCAAGGAGTTTTCTGACCAATCGGGGCTAGCCCGAAAGCAAGTGATCAAGCTGATCCTTCGCGGTCAGCTCAAGGCCGAAAAGATGAATCCGAGTGCCCGAAACTCGCCGTGGCTAATCCCGGCCAGTGAGCTCACCCGGTATGTGGAGGAGGTCGCAGCGTGATTAGGCCCCGTGTTGAAATGAAAGTCACGTGCTTCGATGGCCATGACGAAATAATGGTCGATGCCGTCACCACAGTGAACGGTAAGACATGGGTCATTAAAGCTACAAAAAAGTACGGGCACGAAGAGTGGAAGAGCTTCGACGTTGCCTCGAAGCAGTTAGGCGCGTTGCTCGATCCAGATAGTGAGCTCTTCTTTACGATTCGCGAGCGCGTGAATCACGAATACGAGCGCATCATCAGTAGCTGGGAAAACCCATACCGTAACCCGGTTCAGGTGCGCTCAGTAACTGGTACTGATAGCAATCCGTTCGACCTTCCCACCCGAGCATTCTTATCTTCATTGCTCAGCGACCTAGAGGCGTTCAAGCTAGCTCGCGTCCCGGACATCGTTAACGCCGAGACGCCTAAAGCTCGTCTTATGGCTGTCCTCGGAGCTGAAGCCGTCGAAGACGTTATCCGGATGATCCGGGAGAACTACCAGAGCTGCATCGACGAACCAGCAATCCTCGACGCCGCAATCGCTACTCGCGTCCTACAAGAGGGTCGCGGAAAAACGGAACTTTAAGGAGAAAGAAATGACCATTACCCCAAATGACCTGTCAGCAGGCCGCGAAGCCCAGGAGTCAACCGCTAACGAAGCTGGAGATAAGGACTCCAAGTTCGTCAAGGCCACGAAGAAAGTGAAGCTAGAGCGCCGAAACCGAGAGGTCAAGTCCATCATCTATGAGACCTCCCACGATGCCGATGGACGTCGGCTCCTCGTCGACCGCCATAGTCTGCCGCTGCCGGCGCAGGCGTGTGTCCATGTGGACGTCGAGCCAGACGGCACCGGAATTGTGTCTGTGCGGATCCCCGCGGCCCGAGTGCAGGTAATTCCTGCAGGCAAGAAGATTACGAACCGTCGCACAAAGCGCGCCGCAAAGAAGGAGGACGAGTAATGGCTAAGCATCGCAAGCCCGTCGAAGACATCAACGAGCCCCCACTGTGGTGGTACATTGCCGCCCCCGCTGTACTTATCGGTCTACTCGTGCTGCTGGGAATGGTCTTCTAGTGAAGCGGGATCGAGAAGAATACAACGCCAGGTGGAGCACCTTCACTGAATTCCTCTCCAAGTTCGCTCTTCTGTGGAAGGTGAAGCACAAAGCAAAGATTTGTGTCGCGTTGATAGAGGACAACGGAGACCTATACGTCGGAGGAAACGTAAGCGTCTCCCCGGCCACGCTGCGAAAAATGGCCGGAGAGTTACAAAACAGAGCCGACCAACTAAGCGAATACGCCGGCTATTCGAACCAGAGCACCGAGAACGGTGACCGCGAAAAACTCTAAGGAACCGAAAACATGGAATTCATTTTGACGCTTGTCTGCCTGATCGGAATCGCCATCGGCCTGCTCGTCATCATTCCCACTCTGAACCGCGTGGGAATCCTGGAGGAGGTGGCAGCCGACCTTGACCGCGACCTCAGGAACGTCGAGATCCAGCTCGCAGAGGCACGACTCCGCAACCGGCTGAAGGGTGCAGAAGATGTTTGGCCAAGCTAGACGTAGCCAGTCCTTTGCCTCCTACACCGGAGCAGAAGCAGCCGCCCGACACCAGCAAACTGCAGAAGATGCCGTTGAGGACTTGCTCGCCAAGATGGTTGAAACTTGGGAGAAAGACGAGCTGTATCTAGCGGAACATATGGCTGCCCTACTGCAGGCACCGCTCCTGGACCTCATTGCAGGAGCGACAGAACGCCTTTGCTCGGAATGTGAGCACATGTATCGCCTCATCGACGAGATTAGTCCGGACGAAGACGAATCCTGATGAAGATCGTTCGCCGCCGATACCCGCCGCGGGGCTACCTCATGACCATCGCCTTATCTCGGCGCAAGACCTATTTAGCAATCGGCGATGTGATGGCCACCATACCGCGAAGCCCATGGCTGGACGGAATGGCAGCAACACCTCAAAAGATGATCTCGCACGAAAGATACGTTGACCTGGCTTCCGCTGCCAAATGGAGCCAATTACTGGAAAGAGCTGGGCATAAGGAATCAGCTCAAGGACTCGCTTCCTTACTTTCATGGACATCCAAGGAAGTCGAGGAAATCAGAACTACAGGAAACGAACGCCTGTAATCCTCAAGGAGAAAACATGGCTAATTTAATTGAGCCGAAGGATATTAGCGTCCTGGCCAAGTCGCTCCAGGAGCTCGTCAGCATTATCCGCGACAGCGACAAAGACCGAGCTATAACTCATGCTCGCCATCTTTCCCGAAAGCTGGAAGCGCTTTTGCCAGCGAGAAACCTAGAAGAGCTAGGGGAAAAGTACTACTCGCAGATGCCGGGAATGTACTGCAGGGTAACCGGAGAAAGCTATCTGGGAATCATTCTAAGAATTGACGATGAGGCACATGTAGCTGAAATCCTGAATATCTCTCCGCAGCCATACGTGTACGTCTCGGATGTGGACCTAGTGTTTCCCGTGTTTTCTGAGGATAATGCTTGGCCAGTTGAGGGGCTCCCCGACATGGCCTCGGATGCCGAAGAGGACCAGGCGGCGGGATCATCCTCGGAGCCTGCTGGGTACCCCGTGAGCTTCGAGGAATTCATCAAGCTTCCCGCGCGCTCAATCGTCCACGCTAACGGTTTGGAAGACGAGATATTCGCCCGTCGAGTGCGAAAGAACCGGTGGCGAGTTGATGGGATGGGCGCCGACCAGGTTGATGATGCAGAGGCGTGGGAAATGCTGACTGGAACGGCTGAAGACGGCGTAGTCATCTGCACACGCCTAGGTGAACAGTAATGGCCTCGGACGACGATCATGATGCCTGGTGGGCGCAGCTTCCGGAGGCAAGAAAAGCGCAAATACGTCGATGGCTCGCTAAAAACGCGGATATCGACCGGCCAACACCAGGGCAATTGCCACTAATCAGAATGGAAGGGAGGAATGATGGAAACCTCAAAGATCATCGTTGATGCGCAGCCTTTTGCCCGCGCGCTGGCTGCTGCTATCGCAGTCGCCCCAGGCAAAGAGCCGCTCGACGTCATCCAGTTCCGCGTCGTCGGCGACACGCTCGTAGTAGCAGCCCGTTCACACACGGAAGCGGTCGCGGTGGAGGTCCCGACGTATTACCTTGACGTCGACTATGAGCGCGACGAGTACTTCGAAATCACCCGAGCTGAGGCCCGCGCCCTGGCCGCGATGAAGATGAAGAAGGACGACCCCGAGGATGAACTTCGGCTCGGCCTCCTCGTCCATGAACAATGGATCCATCGCACTGATGAATCCGGGCTGGGCTTGGGAATTCGGGCCGTAAAGGTGCGCCGATGCGGGTCACCATACGAGTCAGCACTCGGTGATGTCCCGCACTCCTTGGCAGAAGCTTTGAACAAGCCCGTGACAGAAGACCGGCCAAAGATGGACGGGCGCCAGTGGACTTTGCTGGGAAGAGTCGCCAGAGCGCTCGACTGCCATCTGGTTCTTTGGGCCAACTCACAGCCGGATAGCCAGAATGTGCGAACGGTAATTCAAGGCGACGGAGTGGCCATGATGGTGCTCTGCGCCGATATCGAGGCCACCGAGCAGGACGCGCCAGAGGCGACTACTCCCTCGCTGGAAAACTCTCTCGACTCTATCGACGACGGTGGAGACGATAGCGACGAGGATGACGAAGGGCCCAAGACAGTCGCGGCTAATCCGCCTAAGGGGCTCGCGTGAAACAGCGGTTGGAATTCGGCATGGGAGTCTGTCAGTCCCTGGAGCACCGCCCCGGGGAGGATGGGCATAACCTATGGGAATCTCGACGCCCGCTGGAGACCGACAACGAGATGAGCATCCGCCACATAAAAGCAAAGCTTGAATGCTATCGGTGTCCACTACTAGAGGACTGTGAGGAGATGGTCTGCTTCTTCGAGGAGAGGAACCAGCCCGTCGACGGGATAGTCGCTGGACGCTACTCGACTGTGATTCGACGCAGGGCAGGAGAAAAGCACATCGCCGCTTGTAAAGCCTGCGGTCAGCTCCTGGCGCCCCAGTACGATATCGGCACCTCACGCCATGCCGAATTCAAGCGGCACCAAGGAGAACAACTGTGCTTTGACTGTTATCCGAAATTCTCACGGAAGGCGAGGAAGACACGACGTTGAAGATGATCCCGCCTGTACGGCCGCCGCCGACGAAATGACCGAAACGATTAAAGAAGGACGCCGAGATGAAAGCACTCCTGCCACGGCAGGCGACCCCGGTCCGGGGAAGTGATAGCCAGTGAGTTGGATTCGCGTAGGCGATACCTTCAATGGCGCGCCAGAGTTCATGAAAGCCTTCGAGCTAGCCGTAGAGCGTGATGACCCCCGCTTAGTAGCTGAGCTAAAAGGATTGACGATGGCCCTGTTCGTCTTCTCTGCCCAGCAATGGACGGACTATGAGATCGGATATGGAGCGCTCGCAGACATTGTCGGTCTGTCGAGGGCACAGCAAGCGTTGCAGGACCTGATAAAAATTGGTGTCCTCCGCGATGTGTCCACTGACTCCGAGCGTAAATACAAGCTCGTTGAGCGCGACTCCTTTGTCCACATCATCAAGTCCACCGACAAGAAGATGGCGGCGAAGCGAAAGAGAGACCAGAACAAAGGAACGCTCCAGGTTCCCGTGCTTCTGCGCGATGGCGACCAGTGCCGCTACTGCGGCGTCGAGGTCAACTGGGCGGACCACAAGAATGATGAAGGTGGCACCTTCGACCACCGAAACCCCGAGGAGGATACAACCCCAGACAACTATGTTGTGTGCTGCCGCGGATGCAATCAGCTGCGGTTTGAGCTCGGCGAAGAAGCCGATGACGAGCTCCCGCTCCTGGACGCGCCAGAGCAGGCAGTGTACGGCAAACACATCATGGCCAAGTTGTCTAAATGGTGGCGCATCACTGCACGCACGTGCCGCCAAATGGGAATCCCGAATCCGTTGAGCACGGACTCGGTAGAGGCCCACCCGGACCCCGCACAAGCCAGCGGGCCTACGGCTGCATCTGTACCTTCAACCCAGCCTCCGGCACCGGGCGGCAACCAGCCGTCAAGCGCGCCGCGGCTCCCGGCACCACCTAAAGGTGGCTTCGCTGGTCGAGCTGCCAAAGAGGAAAACACAGGCCCTGCAACCAGCAAGGGCAGAAACAAGACCACATCCACCCCGAGGCCTCCGGCACCGGGCGGCAACCAGCCGTCGCGTGTGCCGCAGAACGACTCCACGCCGCCGGCGGCACCCGGCGACCGTTCCGCCAAAGAGCCCGCCCAACCCGTGCGCAAGCGCCGCCGAGGACGACGACGCCGTAGGTAGATAGATCCGCCCCCATAATTCGTAACGCGAACTTACCCCCCTACGCGCCGAAAAACACCCCCGGTGTCGTGTTCTTTTCGCATGCCCAGATACCCCACGGCCCCCAAGAATCTTTCCCGGGAAAGGGGGGTAGACGTTCCCGGGAACCCGGGACGGGACGGGTCGGGCCGGGACGGGTCGGGCCGGGCAAGCCTTCTAACCACCCCTCGATTTACTTTGAAAGGAAACACTGGACATGGATGATGCGCTCTTAGATCGACTATCTAGGTCACTGGTAAAGCTCGAGAACCTTGGGGCAAAGCTCGATGACCTACTCTTCCCGCGCCAGGCACCACCAGATACCGCCGGGCCAGGTGGTCGCCCTGGACCGAAGCCACCAATCGTTATTCCCATCGTCGACCTCAAGGTGGACACTGAGGCGTGCCTGCACTTCTGGGCGACAGAACTAGCTGCCTCCTCGGACGTTGGACATCCAAGCTCGAAGAGTATCGAGGCGCTAGCAGCGTGGACGCGCAGCAAGCTCACGGACCTCGAAGCGATGCCTTGGGCTGAGCAGGCTGCAATCGAAATCATCGACAAAGCATGGCTTGTTGAGCAGACGGTTGCACCAGCCGAGGACACGCCCATCGAACCACCCGCTGAAGGCACGACGCGAGTTGTCGCCAGCTGGCTCCAAAAATTAGGCCACCCCCTCTCCAGGACATCGCTACGCCACTACATGGAGTCCGGGCACCTGGCCTACACCATCGGCGACAACGGCCACCGCATCGTGCGATTAGACGACGCTTTAAGAATCGCGAAAAAGAATAGTGACCAGGGGATATACCAGGGTGCCCACCCGGTGTTATAGGATGAACGCGAAAGCGCTGGGCCCGAACATCAACCTGATGTCCGGGCCTTTCGCATACCCACGGAAAGGACACTTCCATGGCTAACTTCCAGAGCAACCAACGCACCCGCCTGCGCGGAGTACCTCGCAAGCTCAGGACAGCCGTCATGCGCCGATGCCGTGGCCAATGCGAGAAGCGCGGACCCAACTGCACTGGCACCGCAACCCAGATAGACCACATCATCCCCGTCGCCGAAGGCGGCACCGATGAGCTCGCCAACCTCGAAGGCACGTGCGCAGCCTGCCACGCGCCAAAGACCCAGCAGGAGGCACAGCGCGCCCGGGCCCGGTACTCGCGCAAGCGGCCCCCGGCCCCTCGCGCCGGACTCCTGCCTGGCTCGTCCTCCTTCGCGCAGCGCCGACCCCCTGGGGATCCCCTCCCCGGCCGTCGGCGCGCACGGAACTCATAGGGCCTCCGATTGTGTACGGGTTTCGAACTTTTTGCAGGTAAAGCCGTAAAACGCCCCCAGGGTGCCCGCTCGAAGGCTGGGAGCCGCTCAGCCTCGTTCAACGAAGGCGCGCCGGGCTCGACAGCTGTACGGGCTTTGAGGATTCGCGAAAGATGAACGTGCAGGTGAGCGGTGTAATTCGTAACGCATAGTGCTAAGATTGGAGCTATGGAATGTGTGGAGTGTGGCGCCAAAACTGGCTTGGGCGGTGCCCGCGGGCGTCGTCCGCGGTATTGCTCTAATGCCTGCCGCCAGCGCGCATATCGTCGCCGCAAGCGCGGCGCGCACACGCCCCAGCGTCTGACCGCGCTTTCACGGTGGACACGAGCAGCGGGCAAGCGACCTATCCAGGTCAATGGCAAAGCTGCATCCTCGACAGACCCGACGACGTGGACGACGTACGCCGAAGCTCAAAGCTCGACAGCAGGCGATGGGTACGGGTTCATGCTCGGCGATGGCGTGGTCTGCATCGACTTAGACAACGCGCTCCGAGATGGAGAACTAACCCCGACCGCTCGGGCCGTCCTTGCTGCCACAGAGGGCGCATGGGCTGAGGTGTCGACGTCAGGCACCGGGATTCACATCTTCGGTGCAGGCTTCGAGCGCGCAGGTCGCCGCTTCGTTGCTGCCGACGGAACAGGCGTGGAGATCTACTCCCGCGCCCGATTTATTCGAATGACAGGAAAGACTTTCCGGCCAGGCGAGCTTATCGTCTTGGACCTCGACGCTGCGATGACTGCAGCGCAGACGCTATAGACCACTCGCATGAAAGGGGGTGATGCCAATGCCAGGCCCCGTCCCCAAACGCTCAGACCAGCGCCGTCGTCGCAACAAGCCCGAAGGCCCCGCCGTCGCAAAGATTGCAGGCGCGTCCGCCGTCAAGGCTCCTGCCGAGGACAAGAAGTGGCATATCGCGGCAAAACGCTGGTATCGCTCTCTGAAGAAGTCCGGCCAGCACGTCTTTTACGAGCCGTCTGACTGGGCATACGCGCAGTTATGCGCGGACCTCATGAGTGCTGAGATGCACCGCGAGAAGCCTCGCGCAGTGATGATGTCGCAAATCCTCTCCATGATGGATAACTTGCTCACCTCTGAAGGCGCGCGCCGCCGCGTCCGCATCGAGCTCATTCGAGCCGAGCAAGGCCAAGGCGCAGACACTGATAACGTCGTCGACCTGAACCCGGAGGCGCTCTATGGCTGATACAGCGCTTCTGACCCCAGAGACCGGGCTTCTGCTTCCCGGCTACACCATCGACCCCGAGACCGGGGCGTGGGAAACACTTCCATGGCCAGGAGACCCCACGCTGCCGAAGACAGACCCGTCCCGCCTTGCGCAGCTTCCGCCTTCCCTCGGTCCGCAGATTATTCGGTGGGTTGAATACTGGCTCATTGACCACAAGAGCGGAATGCCTTTTCGGATGACGCTTCGACAAAAGCGCTACTTCCACATGAAATACGCCATCCACCCCGATAGTGGTCGCTGGCTCTACACCACCTCGGTAGTGCGAGGAGCAAAGGGCACCGGCAAAGACCCACTAGGAGCATGTGAAGCACTCGTTGAAATGTGCGGTCCGGTAAAACTCGTCGGTTGGAAGGACGGCCACCCTGTAGGAGCACCCCGACGCTTCGCGAAAGTCGGACTCGGAGCGAACTCCCTAGAGCAGGCCGGCGAAATGCTTGAGGTCGCCAACGGGATGATCTCCGACAAGCTCAAACGCAAACTGCGAATTGATGCAGGCATGACCCGAACGCTTATCCCGTCGAACGGCTCAAAGATAGAGCTGCTCACCGCATCAGAACGAACCGGCGAGGGCAAGCCCCAGACCGCAGTCATCCTGAACGAGACTCACCACATGACGGAATCCTCAGGTGGTACAAAAATCGCTGAGGTTGGATACCGAAACGTCTCCAAGTCCCCGAAAGATGTCCAAGCGCGCGTCAGCGAGTTCACCAACGCTCACCGCCAAGGAATGGACTCCTGGGCAGAGCGAAGCTTCATCGAGTGGCAGGAGCAAGTCGCGCGTGGCCGCGTAAAAATGCTTTACGATAGCGTCGAATATGACCCGCGGCTCAACATCGCCTATGAGGACGACCTCCGCCAAGGAATTGCCCAAGCCTACAAAGACGCCCCGTGGGCTGACCAAGTATCCATTTTCGAAGCCGCACTCGACTCGCGCACCTCGACTGCTCAGACCATCCGCTACTACCTCAACGGCCTAGCCGCTGCCGAGGAAGCATGGACCGACCCCGGCAAGTTCGACGCCCTGGCCGCCCCCGACACCATCGTCGACGAAGGCGACAAAATCGCCATGTTCCTCGACTGCTCAAAGAGCACAGACGCTACAACGCTATCGGCCTGCAGGCTCACCGACGGCCACATCATCAGCCTCGGCGGGTGGAAACGCCCGAAAGGCGCACGCGGAGACGACTGGCTAGCCCCTCGCGAAGTCGTCGATGCCGTCGTCCGCGAGGCCTTCGACTACTACAACGTGACCTGGTTCGGCGTTGACCCCTCACCGGCCACCGACGACGAGACCGAAGCCCTCTACTGGGGGCCACTTATCGACGAGTGGCACAGGGACTTCGCTAAACACCTCAAGGTCTGGGCAACACCTGGAGCCGGAGGCCACAGCGTCAAATTCGACATGCGAATGAGCCAACCCGGCGCAGCACGCCGAAACCAGCTCTTCACCGAAACCGCCATGCAGACAGCCCTCGACATCGAAGAAGGACGCTTTACCCACGACGGCGATCCCATGCTTCGCCAGCACGTCCACAACGCCCGCCGCCGCCCCAACCAATGGGGCGTTTCCCTCGGCAAGATCAACCGCTCCTCGAACAAACTCGTCGACTACGCCGTCACCATGATCGGCGCCCGAATGGGGCGCACCACCGTCCTCAACTCGGGCAAGACCACCGCAGGCAAACGCCGCGGAGCCCGACTACTCAACTAAGGAGGCCACCATGAGCGACCTCGTCAAGTCCGCCGCAGTCGCGCCGGGCCTGGACGCCCAGGAGCAGCGCGCTCTGGCATTGATGGCCAAGCAGCTCAAGGCGCACCAACGGTCTAATGATCTGCGCTCGCTGTATTACCTGGGGAAGCGCTCTCTGCGCGCTGCCGGAAAGCTCGGCATGGCCATGCCTCCACAGCTGGGGCGGTTGGAGACGATTCTCGGCTGGCCTGCGAAGGCAGTAACCACGCTGGAGCACCGACTCAATCCCACTGGCTTCGTCGTCCGTGGGGAGTCAGAACCCGATAGTGTTCTGGAGGAGATTGCTTGGGATAACCAGCTCTCCGAGCTCCAATCCATGGCCCACACTGCCTCCCTGATTCACGGCACCGCGTTTGTCACCGTCTCCGCTGGCGACGAGTCCCAGGGAGAGCCGCCGGCCATTATCGCTGCGCGCTCTGCACGTGAAGCCAGTGCTCTTTACAACAAGCGCACCCGCCGCATTGTTGCAGGGATGACCCTTAACAACGACGAGGTAGGCAATACCCAGCAGGTTGTGCTGTGGCTGCCGGATACCATCGTGGAGATCACTCGCGCGGGAAATAGCTGGCACGTTGAACGGCACCCGCATTGGCTGGGAGCCGTGCCCATGGAGCGCTTGGCTTTCCGGCCACATCTAGAGCAGACCTTCGGCATGCCAAGGATTACCGACGAGGTCATGGGTCTTAACGATGCGGCTGTGCGTACCATGCTCCGAATGGAGGGCACCGCCGAGTTCTTCTCGTTCCCCCAGCGCTACGCCCTGGGAGTGGATTCAGATGACTTTGCGGATACTTTCAAGACCTACCTGAACCGCTTCCTCGCCCTGGGCCCAGATGAAGATTCCGGAACGCTGCCTCAGATTGGCCAGTTCAATCCATCGAGCCCGCAGCCGCATATCGACCAACTGCGCGCAATCGCCGGGCAATTTTCCGGCGCAACCTCAATCCCACTCAACTACCTCGGCATCGTCCACGACAACCCGAGCTCGGCCGACGCTATCCACGCCGCTGAGGCCGACCTCATTGCCGTGGCAAGCCGCGCAACTGAGGGATACGGGCCAGCATGGGCCCGTGCCGCGGGATACGCGCATCAAATCTACAGCCGGGACTATAAGCCAGACCCCCGCATGAAGGGCCTGATAACCCAATGGCGAGACCCTTCGACGCCAACAGCCTCCGCCGCCGCGCAGTCCGTCATGTCCCTCATCTCCGTCGGTGCACTCCCGCCAAACTCGGCAGTGACGTACCGACTCCTCGGATACGACGAAGCCACCGTGCAACAGCTCGTCGCAGACGCCCGAAGTGCTGCCGGACGACAAGCACTTGCAGCCCTAGCGCAAACACCCGACCCCGAGGTAGACGCGCTCACCGCCGAGGCCACACAGTAGGGGAGGAGGTAGCACATGGATGCAGCATGGACCGCCCACAAACGGCAGCTCTCTGCAGCAGTCCGCAAAGCCACCCGCCAGCTCCTCGACATCGTCCGCGCCAACCCACGCATGAGTCAGGAAGATCTGCTCTTCTACTACCAGGCCCTCATAGACCAATACGGGCAAGCCGCCGCCGAATCCGCGCTCCTAGCCCTGGAAAACTCGCGCCGAACCGTGGACCTATGGAACAAACTCGCCGCCCCCGTAAGAGCCGATCTTCCAGCAACCGGACAGGTCAAAGGCACACTAGCGTGGGCAGTCAACAAGGCCGGAGGAAAAGACCTCACCGCCATAGCGATCGCCTTAGTCGGCCCCCTCGGCCGTCTCATCCAGCAACCCGCCCGCGACACTATCTGGAACTCGACCCGCGCCGCCGGCACACGATACGCCAGAGTCCCCGGCCCAAAAGCCTGCTGGTTCTGCCTCATGCTCGCCAGCCGCGGCGGCGTCTACACCTCCAAAGAATCCGCCCTCTCGGTCTCTAGTCGCAGCGCCACCCGCCCCACCTCGCATTGGCGGAATCCGTCAGCAGATGCCGGGCACTCCTACCAACTAGGCCGTCCCCGTGACGCTGCCTACCACGACAACTGCACCTGCATCGCCGTCGAAAGCCACAGCCCCGACGACCTCCCCGACGTCGTCCGCACACTCCAAGAAGAGTGGTACGACGTCACCTGGACCGACCGCGGACCCGCTCCAGGACAAGCAGAACTCTGGAAGAAACACATCCGCGAAACACGACCCAACGGGGAAACACTCCGCCCCGACTAAGCCCCAGAAGCGCATCGCGCGCCGGGCAATTTGCTCATCGTCTAATGGCAAGACGCCGGGTTTTGGTCCCGGTAATCCAGGTTCGAGTCCTGGTGAGCAAGCTCTCCCCACACCTAGACGGTGGCGGGGATTTTTCATGTAAAGCACATTTCCCAGGAGGAATAATGTCGAAATCCATCCCAGCCACCAACGTCGACGGCCAGGAGCCAGAGGCAACCACGAGCCAGCCTGATACGTCGCAACAAGACCAACAGGGCACTAGCCAGGAGCAGGACTCCAAGCCGCAGATGTCCCGTGAGGACCTTGAAGCAGCATTGGCAAAGGCACGTAAGGAGTCGGCCGCTCATCGCATCGAGCGCAACAAGGCTCGCGCTGAGCTCGAAGAGAAGCTAAAGGCTAATTCTTCAGACTCCGACCGGCTCGCTGCTCTTGAAAAGGAGCTAGCCGAGTCGAGGATCCAAGCTGCCCGCGCGCAGGTGGCTAAGGAAACCGGACTCCCCGAGAACCTCATCACCGGAGACAATGCCGAAGAGATGGCCGAGCACGCTTCATCCATCCAAGAGCACATCAACAAGCTCGTTGAGGCAGCAGTCACCGAGAAGCTCGGGGCCAACCCACCTATGCCCGTTGTCCGCGGCGAAGCAGCCGGCGGCCAACCGCAATCCGACGAGGACTGGCTCCGCAAGGCCTTCCTCAGCAAGTAGAAAGGAACTAGGCAATGCCTAACTTCAACAACATCGTCGGCCGCGCAGACGTAGCCGACGCGATGATCCCCGACCAGATCATCAACGAAATCATCGAGGAGGCCCCGAAGTCCTCCGTCATGCTCACTAACGCCCGCCGTACTCCCATGTCCAAGGGCAAGGCCAAGCAACCTGTACTGGCCGAGCTGCCGGATGCCTACTGGGTCGATGGTGACACCGGCATGAAGCAGACCTCTAAGGCGACCTGGAAGAACCAGACGATTACCGCCGAGGAGCTCGCAGTCATCGTCCCAGTGCCTGACGCGCTTATCGATGACTCTGACGTCCCTCTCTGGGCCCAGATCCGCCCGCTTCTGGCTGAGGCAATCGGCCACAAGATTGACGGCGCCGCGCTCTTTGGCCAAGACAAGCCCAATTCCTGGCCAACCGATATCTTCACCGCCGCCAAGGCCGCAGGCAATGCCATTGAGGCCGGAACAAACGCCGACCTCGGCGCCGACGTCGCTGCCCTGGGCGCACTCGTCGCAGACCAGGGCTTTGCAATCAACGGCTTCGCCTCCAAGCCCGGCCTTAACTGGCAGCTGATCGGCCTTCGCACCGAAACTGGCCAGCCCATCTATGCACCGGCAATGTCCCAGAGCCAACCGGCCACCCTGTACGGCTACGGCCTCGGCGAGGTCTACTCCGGAGCCTGGGAGCCTGACAAGGCCACCATGCTCGGCCTTGACTGGGACAAGCAGGTCGTCGGTATCCGTCAAGACATCACCTATGACCTCTTCTCCGAAGGCGTTATCTCTGATGCTGAGGGCAAGGTCGTCCTCAACCTCATGCAGCAGGACACCAAGGCCCTGCGCGTCGTCATGCGCGTCGGCTGGCAGACCGCTATCCCGGTCACTCGCGCTGGCAAGGGCAAGAAGAAGATCTATCCGGGCGGCGTAATCACCCCGGCAGCTAGCTCACCGGTTGCTGCCTAGCAGGGAGGGGATAGGCCATGGCTTACGCAACTCCGCAGGATGTCCGTGACCGCTGGGTAGGCAATGACGCACTGCCAGATGACAGTGTGCTCGAAGCCTGGCTTGAGGACGCTGAAACGCTCATCTTCGCCGAAGTGCCATCGGTCATGTCCCGTCTTACCGAAGACCCAGAGGGAATCTGGCGCCGCCGACTCGTCTACGTCGAAGCTCAGCTAGTCTCTCAGGTCATGCGCAACCCGGACGGTGTCCGCCAGCGAGCGCAGACAGCCGGCACATTCACCGACTCTGTCACCTACGGCACGGAGACCATCGCCCAGGCAATGACTCTGACCCCTGCCCACCGCTCCATCCTCTCCGGAGGTGGAAACAAACACGTCGGCATCGACATGACCCCAGAACACTCGCAGCACTCGCTGGACACAGCCTGGGTCAACGGTCCACGGGGCACGGAGCCTAGGGGGAGAGCATGACCACACCGTTCCCGCTGCGCCACACAGTGCGAAAAATCAGCCGCACAATCACCGGCCGCAACAAGCTGGGCAACGCTGTCACCGAGGAGACCACCTCTGAGGTGCGTGTTGCAGGATGGGCTCAGCCAAGCTCAGACGAGCCCAAGCAGGCCGGACATGAGCGCTTGACCGTAGACCTTGAGATTTACGCGCCTCCAGAAACCTTTAACGAAGGAGACGCCGTCGACATCCCCGGATACGGGACTCTCGAAGTCATTGGCCACCCAGAGAACTACTCGCATTCCCCTTTCGGCTGGGACCCCGGCCTCGTCGTCGTCAACACACGAAGGAAGGACCGATGAGAAAACCACTGTTTCGCGTCTACCACGCCGAGGGCTACGACCGGCTTCAGACGGACGGCACGCTGGACTTCGATGGCGGCTCCCTGCTCGTCTGGCGAGATAGGACCCGTACTCATCTCGTCGCTGCCTACTCACCAGCAGGGTGGATAACAGCCCACTGGGAGACCAAGGAAGAGGAGGACGAAGATGGCTAGAGCCAGATATGAGTCCAATAAAGCTGGTCTAGAAGAACTCGCGCGCAGCTCCATGGCACAAGGCATCGTCCAAACCTACGCTGAGCAGAAAGCCTCGGCCGCAGGAGATGGATTCGTCGCCTCCTATAAGCAGGGACGTCACCGCTTCGTCGGAATCGTCTATGCAGACACCTTCTCAGCGATGCGCAGAGAGGCACGGGACAACGTCCTTGTCCGGGTGCTCGGATGATCCCCGTCCCGTACACCACACAAGACCTAGCAGTCGCAGCACTAGAAGCCGCCGTCGAGGTCCCCGTGTCGACGGAAATGCCGCAGCCTCGGCCTTCCGAGCACATCGTGCTTAGCCGAATCGGCGGAGCACCTAGATCCATCGCGACCAATGACCCTCGATTCCTCATCGAGTGCTACGCCCGCGATGCACTAGAGGCCGAAGCTCTCGCGGAAAAAGCCCAGCACGCCTGGGTACACCTTCGGGGAAACGGCATCGTTCGCGGCTACACCGACCATAATCTGGCTCCCTATCCGTCCCCGGATGTTGAGCACACCCGATTTCAATTCACCGGCGCTCTAAAGCTTCGTCTGTAGGGCGCCATTCCTTTCAGGCCCGGCTCACACAATCTGAAAGGACATGCCTCATGATCAATGTCAATAACTCCTTTGTAGGCACCCCGGCACTTGACGGCGGCGTCTACTTCCGCGCGCCCCTGGGCACGGCTCTGCCGAAGACCGTTCTCGAATCCCTGGACAAGGCTTTCGAGGACCACGGCGCAGTCGGCGAAGACGGCTTCTCTGTCACGCCGACCCGCAACAACAACGACATCCGCATGATGGGCGGCGACGTCTTCCGCACCATCCAGTCCGAGTACGGCGTCGAAGTCGTGCTCACGCTCCTGGAGGATGACACCGAGGCAGTCGTTAAGACCACATTCGGCGACTCCAAGACCACCAAGAAGAAGATCGACGAGGGAGGAATCGAGCGCACGGTTTACTACTCCTCTGACCCGCTGCCGATTTCCTCCCACGTCCTCAAGGCCGTAGATGGCGACAAGACCAACCTCTACATCATTGAGCGCGGCCAAGTCGTCTCTGTCGGCGAGCGCCGCGTCGCTCACTCCGACGTCACTCGCACCGAGGTGACCATCCGCGCTTACAAGTCCACCGACCCGGAGCTCAAGGGCGCCAACGTCGTCGAGCGCCGTTACGACCCCAACGCGACCGAAGACGAAGCGGACGGGACCACCGAGAACGAGGGCCCAACGGACGCTGAAGCAACCTCCTAAACGACTGGCTGACGAGTAAACCCATCGACCCCGGGGCATGGCAGCGGGGGATAAAAATCACTGCCACCACTTCTCGTCCCGATGTTCGTGGGAAATCTCCATCCCATTGAGCCGGGCCTGCCCACGTCATCGGGGCGGGCCTTAAGACTTCGGCCCGGCTCGCCACACACCAAACCGAAAGGACCGGCTCACCGTGTCTCTGAAAATTCAGCACATCACCGACAACGTACAGACCTACACCATCCCGGCAGCAGGATCTGACGACACCTTCGTCGAAGTAACCATCCCCGACTTCGACTGCCAGCCACAGGTCGACCTGCAGGCGCTCGAAGACAAAACCAAGAAGCAGAACGTGCAGATCTTCCACACCGAGGGAATCCGCCTAGTCCTCAAGCACTACAACCCAAACGAGGAAGACGCGATTAACCAGCTCGTTACCCGCCAGCTCATGGAAATCGGCAACGACTGGGTCAAGTCCGATAAGTCCGGACTGCTTAGCGGTGGTGATACGGGGGAAGCCGACTCTTCCAAGTCCTCCGCCTCCTCAAAGAAGAAAAAGAACTAGCGGCTGCACTCACCATAGACCTCATGCAGCGCGGTCTCAGCCTCAGCATGATTGGCCGCGGCCTGTCATGGGCAGATATCTGGATATGGCTGACCAATCCACCTGCAGGCAGCCAAGTCGCTGCATGGGGAGTCAGGCAAGAAAAGCCCACCGCGCGCGACTCCTCACCGACCGCAAAACCCCCGGCTCAACCACCCCCGCGCACCCCGCATCGCCCGCAACTATCCGCGAGCGAAGTACGCGCACGGGTCGCTCAACGCACCGAATAGCCCACCAGGGCGCTGACTGAAAGGCGGAACACAATGGCTACAGAGCTCGGCACCGGCTGGATCCGAATCGCCCCCGACGTCTCCAAAATCACCCCAGAAGTCGCCAAAGCCCTCGACGCCACACAAAAGACGGCCGACGCTTCCGGAAAAGGAATGGGCGCGAAAATCGTAGGCGGACTCCGCGGCATCATGAAAACCGGAATGATCTCCGTCGGCACCGCCGCTGGAGCCAGCCTCGGAGCATCCATCACCAAGGGTGTTGGCCGCCTGACAGCCATTGAAAACGCGGAAGCCAAGCTAACCGGCCTCGGAAACTCCGCCAACGACGTCTCCGCCATTATGGGAAACGCCCTCACATCCGTGAAGGGAACGGCCTACGGACTCGACGCTGCGGCCACTACCGCGGCTATGGTCGTCGCCTCCGGAATCGCGCCGGGCAAAGAGCTTGAGCAGGTTCTCACGACTGTGGCTGATACCGCGGGCATCGCCGGGGCAAGCATGGATGAGATGGGTGCGATCTTCGGCTCCGTCGCGGCGCGTGGAAAGCTCCAGGGCGATGACCTGATGCAGCTGACGTCTCGCGGTATTCCTGTGCTTCAAATGCTGGGCGACGAGCTGGGCAAGACCTCGGAGGAAATCTCCGACATGGTCTCTGCCGGAGAAATCGACTTCCAAACCTTTGAGTCTGCGCTTCGAAATCACATTGGTGGTGCAGCCCAAGAAGCAGGTAAGACCACTAGCGGTTCGTTCTCCAACATGTGGGCTGCGGCTTCGCGCTTTGGTGCTCAACTTGCAGGTCCGTTCTATAACCAGGCCGCCGGCGTATTTACCGGAATCACCGACTCCATCGATGGAATGGCCACAAAGGCCGGGCCATACATCGACCAGTTCGACTCCTGGCTCGGCGGTAGCGCCATTCCGAAGCTAAAGGAGCTCGGATCCGGTGTTAAGGAGGCAACCTCCGGATTCATTAATTCCAAGGAAATCCAATCCTTGGCAACGGGAACCAAAGAAGTGTTCTCTGAGCTTGTTTCAACTGGTGCGCGACTGGCTCCCACAATCGGGAAGATCGGCGGCGAGCTAGCTAAGGCTTCCGCATCTCTCGGTATCAGTGGCTGGCAACTGCTTTTGACCACGCTAGAAGGCGCTAATGGTGTCATCGGAGCTTTGACTCCGGGCATCGAGAAGCTCTCGGGCTTCATGGCCGATCACCCGGCTCTTGTGACAGCTGCCGTTGGGGCCTACGCCGGCTTCAAAACGCTGCCGGGCATCGTTGAGAAGGCCACTGGTGTCCTGGGCCCGCATGTGTCCCGAATCGGGAAGGTCAAAGACGAGCTCGTCAATCTCGGGCCGGGAATCCGTGATCTCAAGACCTACTACTCAGAGACCGGTAGGGAAATCGGCACTTTTGACGCTGCAATGCAGATGGCCGCGACGTCGGGCAACAAGACGATGTCTCAGATGGCCCGGGCATATACCCAAGCATCGGTGCCGCTCAAGGACCTCGCTGCAACCCACAAGACGGCTGCAGCCGAAGCAAAGGCCGGTGCACTACTCGCTGGCAATAGCTGGGACGCCGCGGATCGCATGATCGCCCAAGCCGGCCATAGCGTGGTCGGCTCCGTGACCAACATGGCGGGTACAGTCAAGGGCCTTGGCGCTGGAGCATTCACAGGGCTTAAGTCCGCAGCGGGTGGAGTCATAGACTACTTCGGCGGTCCATGGGCTGTCGGTATCGCGGCAGCAACAGGCGTCGTCCTTGCCGTCGTTGACGCCAATCGACGTGCCGAGGATGCCCAGCGGCAGATGGCTCAGGCCGCTGCCGAATCAGCAGAGGTACAGCGCGAGCTGGCAGCAGCAGTCGCCGGAACCACCGGCGAGCTCAATGCCCAGGCTCTAGAGGCTGCAGCTAAGGCTGTCGATAACTCAATGACCGAGTTCATCGCCACCGGCGAAATGCTCGACGGCTTTATCTCAAAGGTGGATACTGCCGCCATGCGCCAAGCCCAGACCGGTAAGGAGCAACGCGAAGCCAACAGGGAAGCCCGGGAAACCAAGAAGGCCTACAAGGAACTTAAGGACACCGCCGAGGACCTCGGCATCTCAATGGAAGACCTCGGCACTGTAGTTGCCGAGGGTGGGCGTCAGTACAACGAACTCCAGTCAAACCTCCGAGGTTCAGGGGAAGCCGGAAACGCCGCAGCTGACGAGCTCGAAGCTGCCCGCGAGAAAATGCAGGCGACTATCGACGCCGCCCGAAATATGGAGCCGTCCTTTGCACAAGCCGCCTCCGCTGTAGATGTGCTCGCTGATTCGGCGGCCTCCGGAGAAGACAAGCTTTCAGCACTTGAGAAGCTCATGGAGTCCATGGGGCTCGTGCCAAAGATGGCCGAAGAAGCCCTCATGGATACCGCCGACGCCGTCGACAAGATGGTCGAGTCCGCTGTGAACTCGCAGCTGCCCGTAGAGACTCTGGGAGATGCGCTCTTCGGACTCGACGGCAAGCTGGAGCCGACTAACGCCTCGTCCCGTCTGCTGCACGATAACCTGACAGACCTGCGGCATGAGCTACAGCAGGCTGCAGTCTCTGGAGCAGACACGCAAGAGGCATTCGACCTCATGCAGCCAGCCCTGCAATCACTCAAGGAACAGTTTGGGCTCACCGACGACCAGCTGCAGGAGCTAATTAACTCCTACGGCCTGGTGCCGGACACTATCAACACCGCCCTCAACCTTGAGGGGGCCGGAGACACCACCAAACAGCTCGCCTCAGTCTGGGCCTCACTAGACGGCCTCGAAGAGGGCAAGACCATCAACGTTGGCATACTCGATGAGAGCGCCGCGAAGTATCTGGACCAACTCGGGTACGACATCCAAGAACTCCCTGACGGCACCTTCGAGGTCACAGGAAGCACCGAAGAGGCATCCGTAAATCTTGAGCAGGTCGTCAACCGCATGGCGGAAATCGACGGCACCGACGTAGATGTTTCCCTCGCTCTCGATAACACCGTATTCGAGATGAACGCGCAGCAAGCGCAAGACCTCATCGAATACTTGGATATCCAAGAGCCGACGCCTCAGGCCCAGATGATCATCGACGAGCTGGAGCAGAATCACTCTATCGCCATGGGGGACCTCGCCGTCCTCGATGCACAAAGCCCAACCCCCACCGCAGACCTGGCTAAGCATCTGCTCGACAACAAGGTCAAAGACGCCGACGGAAAGTTGACCAACCTCGCCGGACGCAAGCCAAAGCCGGTCATTGATGCCGACGTAGGCCCACTTAAGAAGGCAATCAATTGGGCAAACAGCTTGCTGGATTCCCTTCGTGGCCGAAGTGTCACCGTCTCAGGCACCGCCGGGCACGCCCATGGCGGCCGAGTACCCAAGCTCGCAGCAGGCGGACGCCTCCCCGTCTATGGACCAGGAACCCACATCGTCGACGGATTCCTCGGCGTTGATGAAGGCGGCATGCCCACTGTCCGCGTCAACCGCGGCGAATGGGTCGTCAACGGCCGACGCTCCGCCCTTTTTAGCCGAACCCTAGACGCCCTCAACTCCGGCACAGCCCACGACATCGTTTCCAACCTCTACCGCGAGCTTCCACGCCTTACAGGCGGCGCCGCCCTCCAACAACAGCGAAACCAGGCCGCGCCGGGGCAGCTCCAGGCGCTTGCAGGCGGCGGTGTTATCGGCTCCATCACGGACATCGTGAAGAAAAACTTCCCGATGATGACGATCACCTCGACGCTGCGCAACTCGAATGATTATCACGGTATGGGCAAAGCTGTGGACTTCTCCAACGGGTATGACACGACTCCGGAGATGCAGGCTGCAGCGAAGTTCTTCGCAGATAACTATGGCAGCCAGCTCCTGGAGCTGATCCATTCCCCGTTCGGAAACAACATCAAAAACGGCAAGTCCGTAGGCGATGGTTTCGGCTTCTATGGCGCGGGCACGATGAATCAGCACCGGAATCACGTCCACGTTGCTGCAGACGCGCCGCTGTCGGCGACCTCGGCTAAGCCGGACATGAAGGTCTCCGTCGACGTTGCAGATGGCGGGTCTTCTGGCTCGTCATCGACAAAGACGTCGCGAAGCATGCAGTGGAGCAACGACGATGACGTCGACGTCAGCTTTGGTTCCGCTGACTCCATTTATAAAGGAGTCGCCAAAGCGCTCCGAGTCAGTAAGCGCCGCGAGTTTAAGGTCGGTAAGACCACGGAAAACCGCACGTCTGTCACTCCGTCGGATACGGATCCTCTTAAGGGATCTAAGGTCTCTGATGGTGGCTCCGGCTCTGGTTGGGGCCACGGCTTCTTTGTCGAGGAAATTGCCCGCAGCGCCAAGGCCCACGGCCTCCCAGAGCGCGGCGCCATGATTGGTGTCGGCACCGCTTTCGTGGAGTCCGGCAATCCGCTCAAGATGTACGCCAACCGTGCCGTTCCTGATTCGCTTCAGTACCGCCACGATGCCGTCGGAAGTGATCATGATTCGGTAGGACTTTTCCAGCAGCGCCAAGCTGGATGGGGAACGCTTGCGCAGCGCATGAACCCGTATCAGTCTGCAGGGCTGTTCTTCGATGCGATGCTGAGCAAGTTCCCTGACTGGCCGAGCATGGCTCCTGGGGCTGTAGCTCAGGGTGTTCAGGTCTCCGCGTTTCCTGACCGCTACGCCAAGGTCATGGGCGCGGCCTTGGAGGCCGTAAAGAACACGTCCCTGTATGACTCGGGCGGATGGCTGGAGCACGGCAAGCTCGCTCGCAACATGTCGGGCAAGCCTGAACCGGTCCTCACTAACGGGCAGTGGGGAGATGTCCACGGCACGATGATTGCTATTCCTCGCCTCGTCGGCTCGATTGACCGGCTCGTCCCGGTCCTCGCTGACATCGCACGTACTGGCAAGTACACCGGAAATCATGGCCTCGACCTTCCAGAGAACTCGACGTTTGTCGTCGCCGCAAAGAAGGTCTATGCCGTAGGTAAAGACCTTGAGGCTCAAGCTAAGAAGCTGGAGCAGGGATATATTGACGCCGGACGACAACTCACTGCCTGGACTAACACGAATGTCCGCTTCTTCGACAACACGGAAATTGTCATGGACGCGGAGGCTGGACTGCAGGCCACACGCGAGCAAAACGCTCAAGACCTCGACAATATCACCATTGCCGAGAAGCAGCTCGCCGAAGCTCGCGACAATCTGGCTAAAGCCCAGTCTGAGGATGCCGCGCTGTCTACCAAGACCCAGCGCAAGCTGGCCGACGCCGAGCGTGCTGTGGAGGAGGCGCGCAAGGAATCTATAGCTACCTCTCAGGACGCTAAGGCCACTCAAAAGCAGCAGGAAGCGAAGGCTAAGAAGCTTACCGACGCCGAGCGGAAGCTCGCGCGTGCCCGCGAAGACGCCGCCGAGGAGCTTAAGAAGTCCGGCAACGAGAACACCGATGCTGTCGTCTCCGCCATGGAGGACGTCGAGACCGCAGAAGAGCAGCTCTCCAACGCGCGTGAAAACGCTCAAGGAGCAGCGAAGCGCCTAGAGGCAGCAGAGCGCACACTCGCCGGTGCACGCCTCACAGTCGTCTCCGACCTTGTCACCTCACTCTCAGACGCCTTCGATTCCGCCTTTGAATCGCTGAGTCAGTACGTCGACCAAGCGGTACGCTTCGGCGGAATTATCGAGGAAACGAAGCAATCCATCTCCAAGCTCGCCCAGGAGCGAGTCTCACTCAACCTCGCCACGATTAAATCCCTCGGCGATCTCCGCATCGCTGAGTGGGACGTCGCGCGCGCCCGCATGGATGGAGCTATCGACGTTGCCTCCGCCGAGGCTGATCTCGCCAAGGCCCGCGAGGGCCACATCGTCATGGGAGCAACATCTGTATCCGCGCTGGGAGACGCCGTTGACCGCTTCCGCGTCCTCGGCATGGACGCTGCCGATGCTCTTGGTAGCTCTGTTGTGACCAACGCCAAGGAAATCCGCGCTGCCGAAGCTGCACTGGCAAAGGCACGTGCGACCGCTGCTATCGGAGAGCTGGAAGCACAAAACCGCGTTCGAGTCGCCTCCATCGCCGCCGCCAAAGCTTCAGTGCTCCAAGCCCAAAACGCGGCTGTCCTCACCGCCCACACCGAAATGCTCGCCAAACAATCAGCGCAGCTCAACGGCATGAACAATCGCCAACAAACCGCGCTTCAACAACGAGTCCAAGGCGGACAAAAGACCGCTGGCGGAATCCTCGGCGTGCTCGGCGGCCTCGCCGTCGGAGCCCTCGGTGTGGCCACCATGAATCCTGCGCTCATCGCTACCGGCATCGGGCTCGGAGCCAAGGGCATCGCGGACACCGCGACTGGCGCATCAATCTTGAAGAACCACGACAAGAAGGCTGCCGACGAAGCATGGAAGGCTTTGCCCACCGGAGACAAGGTCAGCATCGGCGTCGGCGCCGGAGCATCAGCACTAGCAGGAGCCGCCGGCATCGGAGCTGCCGTCCACACAGGAAACGCCGAATGGGCCACCGCAGGGCTCGACGCCGGAAACAAAATCTGGGACGCCACCATCACCGGAATGGCCGAACGCCAAAAGGCAGCCTTCGACAAGATTGACGCCGAGTACGCCGACGCCATGGCCTCAATCGAAGGAAAGCACGGCTCCCAACTCGCAGGCCTCGAAGCCCAACAAGCCGCCGCCGAAGCCGACTTCCAAATGAAGCGCGAAGCCCTCGCCGCCGAAGAGGCCTACCAAGAGCTCCAAAAGCGCATCGCCGAATCCTCCAGTAAGGCCGAGACCGAAGCGCTCGTCAAGGCCTCTGAGGTAGCCGCTGCGCGCCGGGAAGACCTTGTAGCTGCCGCGCGGGAAACGAATCAGCTCCTCAAGCAAAACGTCACCGTCCAGATCCCTGCCGGGCAGGCGTGGACTTCCGACCAGCTTGAGAGCTACCTGACCAAGCTCTTCGCAGAGTTCAACGGCGTCAAGGCAGACGTCGAGCAGATACGCCAAGACAACAAGCCCAGCGGCCTCGACATCATCATGGCCGGACGATAGGAGGACACACTGTGCTGACATTGAAGTTCCGCGCTCACACCGGAAAGCTCTACGACCTCTTCGCCCCGGACGCCGCCATCGGCGTCCCGCAGGGAGGACTCAAGCTTTCAGCTAACGTCACGCGCACCACTCAAGAAGCACTCGGCCGGCCGGGCAGCTTCGCTGCCGACCTCAGCTTCGGGGAAATGACCGGCTCGCTGATAGCAACTATCGATGCTGCCCGCACCTCCTCGGCAAGCCTTGAGCAGGTCTACCTCGGCTGGCTCGCTGCCCATAGCCTCACCCGCGAGGGCACATTAATCGCCGGCCGTGACAGACTCCCACAGTTCGACCGCACCGCCGAGGTCAAACTCGCACAGCAGCTGCCAAACCCCGACATCATCCCGGAAAACACCAGCGAGATAGAGGTTGAGGCCCAGCTCGTCGCCGAGCGCGGCGCATGGTTCGGACCTTGGCAAAAATCTACCGGCGCAGCATTCGTCGAAAACACCGGGCAAATCCCGCTCACCTACCGAGTGAGATGGAAAGGAAACGGCGGCCGCGTAATCCTCCCCTCCGCGGCCCATTTCACCCTGCCATCCACCTCAACCGAGCGCATCCTTTACGTCTCCGATGACGAATCTTGCATGGTCACACGACCCGACGGCACCCCAGACCGCGAACTCTGGAAAGCCATGGCCGGCAAAGTCCTACCGGAACCCATCGCAGTCGGAGACACCCGAGCAATCACCGTCCCAGCCGGAGCCACCCTGGAGTGGAGGCTCGGCTACGCACATCCCTGGGGGTGACACATGAACCTGACCGACTGGGAAAACCACACCAAGCACCGCCGCTACGTCTCACAAACCCAAAAAGCTTGGTGGGGGCTAGCCGGGCCCGACGGGGAACCACTCATGGACCTACCAGCCCCGCTACCAGATTACGAGATACCTGAAACGCACAACTCAACCTCTGCAGCCCGCGTGAAGTTCAACATCCTCGGGCGGCGTGGCCAAATCCACCCTGCCGTCGGCGCGCTTATCGACGAGAACATCGGCCCCACCGACAGCGAAGCCCGCCTACAGCCGGCCCTCCGCGGAGTCCACTTCCTCGTCTACGAAAAACACGGCGTCCGTCTGACCTACCTCATCGCCGCGGCCACCCTCACCGGCCCCTACTCAGCGCCCAACACACTAGAGATTCAGGCTGCCGACATGCTCACGCTCGTCGACGGCATCCCCCTCTGGTCCTATCCCCGCTCTCTCAGAGGTCAATGGGCCGAGCTAGACCGCGACTACGCCGCCGGCTGGAAAGAAAAACGCCAACTCCAAAACGTCCACTTCGCCGCCCAAGCAGACGGATTCGTACTCTCCGGAGACGCCGAGCCAACCATCCGCCGCGCCATCGTCGAATCACTCGACGCCACCTGGAAAGCCATCGGCCGCACCGACGACCCGCCCGTCGTCGTGTCTACAAAGACGTCAGGCAACCCTAGCCCCAAAGTCATGATCCGACCCGACGACGGCTTTCTTTGGCAAACACTCGCCCCCATCGCAGCCATGGCAGGCACCACCATCAAAGCCCGCATGTGGTGGCCAGGCGACCCAGCCGTCCCCGGACACACCCTCACCAAACCCACCATCGTCATCGACGTCGACCAACCCAAGGAGGGATAAATGTCCCACGTGAAACTAAGACCCGATGGAGGCAGCCTTACTGCCACGCGCCGGGTTTCGTACTACGTCTATGGACGGTGGTCGGTAACAACTCCGGAGGGTATCGAGAAGGAGCGGCCGGACTATCTGGACGAGCCGATTAAATATCCTCCTGGGGCTACCGAAGAGGAGAAGCGCGCCCTGGACCTCAAGCGCGAGTTGGAGCGAGATTCCTGGGATGACCGGCTGACCGATGCTTACATCGCGCGCACCGACTCCGGGGACCTTGGCCGCTTCGACTTCGGCTTCGTCCGTGCCGATGCCTCTATGGACATGAACACAGGGGCATCCGATGTCGAGCAGCAGATTCGGACCGGTATCAAGCGCTCAGACGGCGATATCTTTTTCCAAGCTGATGTCTCGGGCGCGGGCCTGGGAAAGGCCATCCCGAGAGTGGACTATGCCGCGGGCTCGACTGTCGACGCCCGCATCTGGGGCGTCGACATCCCTTCCCTTGTCACCAGCATCGCTGATATTTCAGGCGATACGCGTGTCCATCTCGGCGGCCAGCTCGCCGCTGATGCTGAGCAGCTGCGCTCGCAAAACGCTCAGATTGAGTCACAGATTGCTGCCGACAGGAAGAAGAACAAGCGGGAGATAGACACTGCGAAATCTACCGCGACCTCGGCTAAAGCCACGGCCGACGAGGCCAAGACAAAGGCCGATGAAACAGCCGCGCTCGTGGAGAATCTCGACATCGAGGGCAGTATCCAAGAGGCTCGTGATGCTGTCGATGCATCTAACGCGATTTTGCAACTGGTGCGTCAACTCACTGGTGCGGCTGCGGCTCAGGGTGCGCAGGCGCAGGCTTCCGCCTCTCTCGCGATTGAGCTTGCGCGTCAGGCCGAAGAGATTTTGGACCAGCTGGATCCGCTTCGGGATGATGTGGTGGCGGCGCACGCTGAGGTGGCGCGGTTGTCTGGTGAGGCGGCTAAGGCTGCTCAGGCTGCTGCGGCGGCGGTGGCTGCGGGTGAGAAGCATGTGGTCGCGGCCCAGCGGGCGGCTAATGCGGCGGCTCAGGACGCAATGGTGTCGCAGTCGCTTGTGAATGAGGCTAACGCGCTTCTGGAAGAGCTGTCTCCGCTGCAGGATGCGGCGCGGAAGTCCCTGGCTGATGCCCAGTCCTTGTTGGATAACGCGGGTGGTACGGGTAGGAGTCTCGCGGATGTGCTGAAGGAGGTCGCCGCGAAACACCAGGCTGTGCTGTCCGCGCATGATGACATCCTGGCCACCCATGGCGAAGTGCTGGAAATCCATGGTGAGGCTATCCGCTATGCGGCTATGGCGGCGGCTCAGGCGGGTGCGGCGGCAATGCAAGCCTCCCAGGCGGCAGCGGAAGCACTACGCGCCGCTGATTTGAACGCGCAAGCCATCGCCGCGCTCGCGGAAGCCGATGAAAAACTCGCGGAAGCCGACCGGAAGCTTCAAGAACAAATCGATGTGCTCGAAGAATCACAGCGCCTCCTAGCCCAGGCCCTCCGCTACGTCGCGGCGGCTGCCGCGCAGGCCGCGCAAGCCGCTATGTCCGCCGCGCAAGCCTCGGAAGAAAACGCCAACGCCATCGAACAGACGAATATCGCGGTCGATGCTGCCACCGATTCCGTGGAAGCCCTGAAAAAGACGAGCGCGGCGCGTGACGAGACCATGGGCAACATGCAGAAGTCGGTGGACGCAGCGGCGTCGGCGGCGGCTAGCTTGGAAAAGGCTCAGGCCGCTTTTGAGGACACGCTACTCATTCAGCAGAATGCGATCTTTTGGGGAGAGGTGCACCGCACCCGACTTTTTGACAAATCCAGCATGACCACCGTCACTGATAACGAGCTGATGACGATGACTCCGATTGAATCACAGCGGAAACTCCGATTAGATTTCAAGGGCATTTGGGCTGGCCGCGTGCAGGTTATTGGGCGCATGGTAGACGCGTGGGGAAAGAATTCACGTGTTGATTTCTTCGCGTATGGTGCCGGTCCTGGCTATCGACGGCTGATTGTGGAGCCTGAGGTGGTGAATTACGGCGTTGATAAAGTGCACATCGTTGTGGATATGTGGTGGCCAAATCGGGCTTTGGAGTTTGTGTTTGTCCCGAAGGATGGTCGTGGATGGGAGGTCCCGCCGTATGAGGATTCAATTCAAGGCGGCGTAAACCTCGGTCTCATGCATGAGGGCACGATGATTGTGTATTGGCCTCGGGGGAAGGGGTATCGCACCAGCCGTGCGGTGCAGGTAACCCCTGATGATGGAAAGACGTGGAAAACGTATTCAGCGGGTGCACTGCTGCCCGCGTCAGCCAGCATTGGCGGTTATCAAGTGACAGGTATTCGGCCTGTCCGGGGGGATACCCGCCCTGTCAAGCTGACTGAGCAAATCTAGTTTCGCCGATTGCCGTGAGGCTATACGGCCCGAACCCTGAATAGGAGGGAAAAATTTATGACTAGTCCTAGTGTAGATTTGGATGGAATCATGCCGTACGGGGTGACTGTCGTTGGTGATGGCACTAGCCGGATGGCGAAGGTTGCTACACCAGCGAAGCAGGCTACAAACGAGCGTTTATCCTTGCCTGGTGGGCCGGTGAGGGTGTCCGCCTCGTGGTCAGGCTCGGAAGCTGTGCGCTTAACCCTGGCTGGTGTGGGCTATCCTGTGAACATTCCAGCGGGGGGGGGGGGTTCCGTTCTGGGACGGCGGTCGTCGGCTCGAAGAGTGGCGACTATGTCTATCTGGAATCGACCAACAACGCGCCATTATCCGCGGGGGCTCGCGGCACTATCGAGGTGTACCCACTCCCACAGCTCTAACCGCCGGGGCGGTGGTGTAGGTGACCTCCCCTGTGAACGTTCCGGAAATCATCACCTACTCGATAGTGTCCAAAGGGACCGCAGTGGCGTTTCCGGGCTTCGGAAACTATTTACCGCTGTATACCGGCGTGCAATCCATCACGGTTTCGGTGCGTGGTGGAACCGGCTCTGTGCATCTATCGACCACCGCTGGGTACAAAACGCGGTATCAAAGCGTGAATATGGCGGATGGGCAAACAGTAGTTCTGCCGAACGTGGCCCGGCCCGAAGGAACAACCCGCTTCCTGTCGTTCTTCTCCAACACCGACGGCGCGGACTACTCCGTAACAATCCTGAAGTACTAACCACCGCGGGGGTGGTCTAGATGACTGCCCCAAGCATGGATCTGTATCTGCCGAAGACGTACGTCTTTAAACGTGGCTCGGAGGCGTATGCAACGCGGGCCCCGATGGTGCGTGTCGATGACGGAAGAAATTTCGTGTTTCTGCCGAAAGGCTTGTCTCTGGTCACTGTGATTGCTACCAGCATGGACGGCGCCAGCATGGAGCTGACCCTGAACCAGGGGACTGACTACTCAAAGACACTCGCCGCGCCGCCGGCTGATTATGAGGCCACAAAAAGGATTTGGACGGGCCATATCTCCAACCCCAGAACCGGCATGGCAGACGGTGGCGTGTACCTGCGTATCTACGCGGAGCGCGTCACCACCAAGACCATGAACAACGGCTCGGTGTCGATACAGGTTATAAACTTCCCGCCTGAATCTTAGCCACCCTCCGGGGTGGCTTTACTTATATCTGAAAGGAAATGAATCATGGAAGATTTTGATTTCGACGCCTGGGTGGAGGGCCTCAAGGCCATCCCCGAGGACCGGCTCATGGAGGCATCGGCGAAGCTATCCGCCGAGCGCCGCGAACGGCCCGCCCGCGCCGCCGAAGAGAAAGCGCGTGCTGAAATCGTGGCTGGTCTCGCCGAAAACGCGCCCGATTTGGTCTCCGCCCACGTCACCCTCGAAGAGGCGAAGGAAGACCCCAGCAAGGTTCCCACGTGGAAGAACCCCGGCTCGGACTTCCTCAAGGCCTTCCGCCAGGGCGCAGTCGTGAAGCACGCCGAAAAGTACTGGCTTTCGGAAACCGAAAACCTCAACACCTGGGAACCAGGAGCCGAAGGCGTCCATACCAACATCTGGCGCGACGTCACCCACGAAGTGCAACCACCGTCTCCAGTCACCGATGAATCCGGAGAGGTAATCCCTCAAGGACGACGGGATAACCCATTCCCGTTTATCGCCGGAATCCAGGTCGAGAAGGGAAATTTCGTTGAATTCAACGGCGAACTCTACGAAGTGATTTCTGGCCACAAGCTAGCCAACCACTGGCCACCGAATGCAGCACACAGCCTTTTTTCCAAGGCTTAAACCAGACGCCCTCTAGCCCGCGCTAGAGGGCGTTGCTCATAAAGAAGGAGGTACACGTGAAAGATTGGCTAAATGTCCTTCCTGACCGTGTCCGATTAATACCCCGACATTTCACGCCGGGGCGCGCCGGGAGAAAGATCCGGCATGTCACTATTCACCACATGGCCATGGTCGGCGGCACTGATGAGTGCTACAACGTCTGGCTCAGTAGACCAGCGTCTGGCCACTACGCCATCGACCCGAGTGGCGAGGTAGGCCAGCTCGTCTGGGATCGAGACACGGCCTGGGGAAACGCAAACCTTGTCTCTAATCAAGAATCGCTCATCATCGAGCACTCAAACGAGGCCGGAGCCGCTGCCGACTGGCCCATTGGAAAAACAACGCTGGAGACCGGTGCACGGTTAGTCGCTGCGCTCTGCCGCTTCTACGGCCTCGGCCGCCCAGTTTCCGGCGCGAATGTACGTTTCCACAGCATCGAATCAGGCGGGCGTACCGCCTGCCCCTACCACCTACGGCCGGGGCATAAATATCACGACCACTACATCGAGCGTGCCCAGTGTTGGTACGACGAAATGACTAAGCCTGCTGTGCAGGCGCCTAAGAAAGAGGAGGATTTTCTCATGTCACTTTCCGCCGAGGAGCAGAAGGAGCTGCTCGTCAAGACCCGCGCTATTCACAACGTGCTCTTCGCCCCGGAGCCGTCCCGCGTCACGGGCTCCAAGTTCAAGGCACCGTTGACCGAGTTCATCATGCAGACCGACCGCAAGGTCGAGGAGCTGCATGTGGAGTATCGAGGGAAGGCCTCTCAGACGCAGGAGGCTCTTGACGAGCTTGCTGAAGCCGTTGAATCCCATGATGAGTCACATGAGGTCTGCAAGATGCCGGGGGAGGACAATGAGAAGTAAGCAGTTTTGGCTCGACTTGTTTGAGCGCGCCGCGAAAACATTCGCTCAAACCTTACTAGCTTGGCTGGTCGTGGACCAGGCGGTCTGGGAGATGGATTGGAGGCAAGGGCTGGGCCTCGCGGCTACCGCGACAGTGGCCTCCGTACTCACGTCTGTTGCTTCGCTCAAGGTGTCGACTCCTGAGACGGCTAGCTTGGTTTATGTTGGCCGGCACCGTGCGGGGGAGTAGACCGTGAGGTGGGAGAGTATTAAACGCCGCGCCTCTCGGTGGTTGGTGTCGGATGCGGCAGGCCTGATGATTCTGGGCAGTATCTCTATTGCCCGGGGCTTGTCTTACACGCCGCTGCTGGTGAATCCTGAACGCAAGCCCACGCATTTCATGGAGAGTGTGCTTAATCCTCCGTCGTGGGCTGTGGTGTGGCTCCTCATGGGCGTGCTCTGTATCTGTGGCGCCAGGTGGCACAAGCTGGTGCCCGCCGCCGTGGGTGCCGTTGTTGGGCTGCATTCCATGTGGGCACTCAGCTTTATCTTCGCCACGATATTGGATGACCTGTCACGGGCTTGGGTGTCATCGCTAGGCTACATCGGCATCGCAACCATGACCCTCTACGCATACGGACGCGGCCAGACCGGTGAGCTGAAAATCGTAGACGGGAGGTGACGCCATGCCCGTAGATGGGCCACTGGCTACTATCATCGTCGCCGTCATCGGCGTCGCTGGCACAGTGATGGGTAGCGTCCTGACCGAGAAGAACCAGAAGAGGAAAGCGGAGCTGGAGACGCGTGGCCCGGAGTGGGAATCATTCACCAAAAGCATCCGCGAGTGGACGAACGAGCAGCTCGAGGCCCGCGACAAATCCATTAATGAGATGCGGGCTGAGATTGCGGAGCTGCGCGACAAATTGGAGGTGTGGAAAAGCCGCTACTTCGTTGCCGTGCATCACATCCGCCAGTGGCGGCTGCGCCACCCGGAGAGCGTTGACGAGCTACCTATCCCGGACGAGCTAGAAAACGACTTTTGAAAGCCCTTGAAGTTTGACCCTCACCCCTAGTGGGTGGGGGCCTCTTTCTGCGTTTTAGGGGGCTTCTGTCGCAGAGAAGAAATTCCCCGAACCACGCGATTCCCACCCAGGAGGCCTATACCGCTTAAGACGCTGATGGGCAGTCACATGCTTCATTCCCAATGACTCCGCTAGTGAGCGCACAGACACTGATGAATCCTCGAGGATTTTGTGCGCAAGTTCGGACCACTCAGGTATCCCAGGGGCAGCATTCAGTACGTCGATTTCCTGCTGCGTGAGAGGCCTACCCCTCCGCGATTTAAGAGCAGCCACACGTCCCGCTTTCGCCCCCGCAGACCGATTTCGACTAATCTCACGCGACGCCTCCACCGCTTTAATCGGGTTGCGGTGGGCATCCAAGTCCGCAAGGTGCTCACTGGAGTGCTTTTCCCATGAGCGGCGCATATTTCCACGCACCTGCTGGGATACAAGGGGCTTTTGGGCATGCAGCCCGTGACGCTCGCGATAGTCGGCAACCTTGATTCTATGACCCAGGCTGACATGGGTAGAGAGGTGCTTGAATCGCTTACCGCACTCATGGCATAGGAGGCCGTCGGGGGATTCGTCGATGATGCCGTACCGGCCATGCCCATCTTTATCGCCTACCTGCATTAGCGGCTCATCTTGCTAATCGCTTGCGGGGAGACGCCGGCGGCGCGGGCCACGCTGGCCTTGCTGGCACCGGCGGCGAGGGCGGCGCGGATAGCTTTGTCACGCTCCTGGCGGAGCGCGTCGGCTGTGTCGGCGGCGTCTTGGTATGCGGTGGCGGCTTCCTCGACGGCGGCGAGTTGGCGTGCTCCTAGGTCTCCGGCGGCGCGGGCTGATTTCACGGCGCCGATAAGAAAGTCGGCATCGTCCTCGCTGATTTCGTCCTCGTCGATGTCGCGGCCTTCCAGCTCCTCGATTTGGGTGATGTAGGTGCGGAGTGCATCTTCGGCGGCGTCCTCGTCCATGTCGAGCATGTAGTGCAGGGTTTCGGTGAGGTTATCGATGGTGGTCATGGTGGGTGTCCTTTCTGGTAGTGGTCTTGGTGCCCGGCGGGGGAGTCGAACCCCTGCTACGACCTTCCGGGCTGCTTCTTAGAGGGGGTTGTTGGCGACTACTCCCCAGAAGTCGGCGTCCTGGTTGAGGCGGAAGCCATTGTCGCCGGCGATGATGAGTTTGTCTGCGATGGTGTCCACGTCATGCTCGTTGGCGTATTCGCCGAGCGGTTCGATGATTTCGCGGAGGACTGCTTCGTTCTTGGTGGTGTAGGTGGTCATTTTTCTTTTCCTTTTCACTGTGACTCTCTGCCTTACACCTATAACTATACACCACCGGGTTGTGGGGTCAACCCGGTTGCGATGTGTTTGTTATCATAACCGGGAGTGGCGGACCTAACGCCGTCGAGTGTCGAAAGCCTGCAAAATCTCGCAATTTTTCAAAACTCTGAATAGGCAAGGATCGACTGCAAACATCGTGCAAACACAGTCGTCATTAGCCCAGGTGAAGGTCCATTACCTTCTCTCTACGGATCAGAAGGTTGGGGGTTCGAATCCCTCCGGGCGCACAAATAGGCAGGTCAGGACGTATTTTTACGTTCTGGCTTTTGTCGTTTTGCAACGTCTTCGCTGGTAGGGCTATTAAAGACTATCACGACGAACGAACAACCAACACACAGCCCGGCGTTGGTTTTCGGGAAGTATTGGGCACGAATTGGGCACGAAATTTGGCAGCACACGCAAGCTTGCCAGTGGAAGAATCCAAGCACGCTACACCGGGCCGGACGGCAACCGGTACAAAGCTCCTTCCACCTTCGCAGATGGGCTAAGCGCGCTGGCGTGGCTTGCCAGCGTTCGCAAGGCCATTGACCTAGGCACCTGGGAACCTCCCACGGTGGAACCTGCTCAGGTAATCCCTACGGTGGGTGAAATGGTGCAGCACTGGTTAGACAGCGTGAAGCTCAGCGTTAGGACTTCTACACACCGCAAGTACGCTGAAATAGTCTCTGGTCGAATCCTGGGCAACGAAAGGCTATGTACTATCCCCGTGGATAAGCTCACCCCGGCAATGGTTGGTGTGTGGTGGCAAGAAACCACGAAGGCCTATCCAGAGTCGCCGTATCGGAATCATGCGGCGTACACGAAACTGCGCACCTGCATCGGTATCGCCGTCGAATACGGCTATATTCAGTCGAACCCTGTCATTGTCCGGGCAGCGTCAAAGCGTCCACAGACGAAGCGCAAGGAACTACCGGCAACCGCTGAGCTGAAGGCAATCCTGGCGCACGTCCCGGCGCGGTACAAACTGGTTACCGTGTTGTGTTTGTTCCATGGCTTGCGCGTTGGTGAAGCTCTGGCAATCAAGACCGGAAACATCACCGTCGAAGGCTCTCAGGTCTTCGTGAAAGTGGAAGGGACGTTAGCCCGCGTGCCTAACGGCGCGGGTGGCATGATGATGGAACTTCACCCGCCAAAGACGATGGCCGGTTATCGAACCGTGCCAATCTTGCCTGAGTTCGTCGGCTACGCTGCTGAGCACCTGCGCAAGTTCCCAACGGCCCCGGATGACTTCGCCACGGTCACCGAAACCGGTAACGCTGTCTTTGATACCTCGTACCGCTCCATCTTCCACCGGGCAAGGAAGCTTGCGGGCGTGGATAAAACTATCACACCCCACTACGGCAGAAACTACCTGATTACCCGGCTCGCTGAAGCCGGTGCAACTCCGAAGGAGATAGGAAGAATCCTAGGCCAGGAAGATACTTCCACCATCGTGGATACTTACATGAAGGTGCGTGAGCACCGGCCTGTAGAACTCATGCTGAAGGTCAATCTGGCTGATTGACATTCTGCGTATGAAGGTTGTCAACCCGGTGGACTGGCAAGTGTCCAGGACACCGGCCTTCGTCTCATGCTCAGGCCGTGGTAGATAATCCACGCTTCGGCCCCTTCGGGCCGCCGCTGTGAGGTGTGCTGAGGGCAGCTCAGGACACCGGAACCACAATAATCAGCCTTCACCTCATGGTTCCGGCTTTGGTGGACACCGCTCAGGCTCCTTCAGGCCTTCGCAGCGGACACCGTGAAGGTGGACGCGGTTATTCCACCCTTCAGGCTCCTTCGGGCCTTCAGGGGACGGGCACCAAGTCCCGGCCCCGCTACGCTCTGCGTGCTCCTATCGGAACCGCCTATGCCGGTTCCTCAATCGCTAGTGTGTCCACCTAACGGCCTTCGCTTAAGGCGTTCAACCAGAACGCCGTTAATCTTCGGCAGCCTAAGGGAGCGTAGCGACAAGAACGAAGTGAAGTGGGGGATATATAAGGGGGGTGCAGATGCAAAATGCAACGCTGTGACCAGCGGAAACACTGAGCATTTGCACCCGTCTGCATCGGCTACGATGCAAAACTAGCCCTTTAGTTTTGGCCCTGGTGAGTACATTCCACCGGCGGCGCTGGACTTCTTCACCAATAATCCGGCCTTAGCAAGATTGGTGAGCTTGTTCCTCATGCCGCCCTCTGTCATGTCGAACTCTGCGCAAATCTCACCGGCAACGCCTGTGTTGGTGGTCTCCGAAGACTCGCAAGCCCGGCGCGCAATCGCCGCGTTGGTGTCCAGGGTTTCGCGGTTCCTGTCCCGGGCCTTCGTGGTTTCGTCGTATTCGTCAACGACGATAACACCAGGGTCAACAATCCAGAACTTGCGTTCAATCCCATCGCCGTAACGTGAGCTGCTTCGTAGAACCTTATGGCTCTGGTCGAACTTGTTGTTTGACGGATTGAACACCTCTACTTCGCAGCGGGTGAACTGGGTTGCTGCTGAGTTGCCCAGCGGGCGGTGAGACTGCTTGCCTTCGTACGTGGCATCAGAACTGTGAGCCACAACCAGCACGGGCAGGTTGAACGGCGCTACCGCTTCCTGCCAGAACCTACGCCACGGTTCACGTTCTTTTTCGTCACCGGCCAACACGCCGGTGGCGTGGTCAATCACGACGTAATCGAAGTTTCCTAGCTGAACAGCCAGGTGTAGCAACCCCCACGGCGTTTCCACATCGGCGTTGGTCAGGAACTCTACGGCGCTATCAGTAACACCTAGATTGACTAACCTGCCTTTGTATTCCGCTTCAGCGGCGGTATCAGCGCAGACAACCAACCCGCGCAACCCCTGCGCCAGCGGGGCAATCCTAAAGAACTCGCGACCGTCCCACAGGCTCGCAATCAGGCTTGCGACCACCATCGACTTGCCCACGCTGGCCTGTCCGTACAGCATGGTGTTGGTTTTGGTGAGTACACCGGGAATCAACCACCTATCTTCGTCGGTGGGTTCTTTTACATCCTCAAGGGGGACGATGCCCAGAATCTCCTTCAGGAACTCATAACTTTGCGCTCTATCACCTGTGAGCGCGGGGGTATCAACCTGTGCTGCCAAACAATTCTCCTTCCTCTGTAGGGCTGTATGCCCCTCTAGCGGTTTGTGGGGTGGTTAAGGCCCACCCCTTCGCCTTTATCGCCTTCTACAGCACCATTAATCTTCGTCAACCGGGACAAACACGGTGATTGGCTCGCTATCGCCTTCGCTCCACTCAGCCCGCGCAGGGATTAGCGGATTACCGTTTTCGTCAACACCTGCCATGCCGTCGGCAATACCTGCGTAGCACATGGCCTGAAGTCCAGTCGGTGTGCGTTTCCACGCTTCCAGCAATGAACCCTCGCGCTTATAGTCCTGATTGACCACAGCGGACATAGGAACCAAATTGTTCTTTGAGTGGCGCGAACGCGGCGAATTTACACCGCGCACGTGGTCAAGGTTGAGGAAGGTCACGCGGTCGTGCGGGTTATCCCATTGCAGTTGCTGGCCTGTGATTAGGCACCTGTCCGGCTCAGCTTTGAACTTCCTTCGAACGGTCTTAATCACGTCCTGGGCGCTGAAGGACTCCACGCGCTTACCGGCCCTTCGCCAATCCTGGCGGGCGTTGTGGATACGGCTTGTGTACGCCCCTACAACGTCCTTCGGCTCCTGTCGTTTGGCCTTGTCCTTCGCACGGCAGCACTCAGCGCACACGCTCTTGTAGCCACCGTAAGCCGCGTAATCAGCGTAGAAACAATCCAGCGGCATCAC